GGCGGCTCGAATATCGTCGTTAATGTGGATGCAACCGGATCCAGTGTCCAAGGTAATGAGGATGAATCCAAACGCCTGGGCGAAGTCATTGGCATTGCCATCCGCCAAGAACTGATCAAGCAAAAACGTCCTGGAGGCTTGCTCGCATAATGGCCACTTTCCCTTCAATCACTCCGGCATACGGCGCACAAAAGACCAGTCGCCCACGGACTCGAACTGTTCAATTCGGTGACGGTTATTCCCAGAGGTTGCTTTACGGGATTCCCAGTCACATGAATCCGAAAGAATGGGATTTGACTTGGAACGTTTCCGAAACCGACTCGGACACGATTGAGACTTTCCTGAATGCCCGCGCCGAGGATTCTGCCAGCTTTGACTGGACCCCGCTAGACGAGACGACTTCTTACAAGTGGATCTGCCCAGAGTGGAGCAAGTCAATCCCCTACAACAATCGCGCCACGATCACGGCCCGGTTTATTCAAGTTTTTGAGCCCTAATGGCAGTCCCGTTTTCCGAGCTTCAGAAGATCAACCCGAGCAGCGTTATCGAGCTGTTCTCACTGGAGCTGTTTGCCAATATCCATGGGTCTGCTTATACCTACCGATTCCACGCAGGCATCAACGACGTTGGCTCTGGGCTGCAGAACATCACTTGGGATGGCGATGAATATCAGAAGTTTCCTATTGAAGTTGACGGTTTTGAATACAACGCCGAAAGCGGCAGCCCGCCACGCCCCACGATCACCGTCTCCAACCTGCTCGGCGGCATCACTGCGATTCTGCTGGGCGTCAACGAAGCCACCCCTGGCAATGATCTGACTGGCGCAAAGCTGACGCGGATCCGCACTTTGGTCCGCTACATAGACGCGGTGAATTTTGAGGGTGGCACTAATCCTTTTGGGACGCCGGACGCTACTGCCAAGCTGCCCGATGAGATTTATTACGTTGCCCGTAAGGTCAGCGAAGATCGCAATGCAGTCCAGTTTGAGCTCGGGGCAGTATTCGATCTCGCCGGAGTCCGGGCTCCGAAACGTCAGTGCAACGCCAATCTTTGCCCTTGGATTTACAAAGGCTCGGAGTGCGGCTATAGCGGCACCAAGTATTTCGACGAGAACGACAAGGCTGTAACAGGTTCTGGTCTGGACGTATGCGGCAAGCGTCTTTCGAGCTGCCAGATTAGGTTTGGGTCAAATAACGAATTGCCGTTCGGCGGATTCCCCGGCATCGGCGCATTTAACGGATGAAGGCAACCGCTAAGGCAAAAGCACTGGAGCACGCAAAGGCGGAGGATCCACGCGAAGCCTGCGGTTTGCTGGTGGTGGTCAAAGGACGGGAGCATTACGTCCCGTGCAAGAACTTGGCGGAAGGCAACGAGTTTTTCATCCTTGACCCTGCTGACTACGCAGCAGCAGAAGACAAAGGCGAAGTCACCGCCGTCATCCACAGCCACCCGGTCACCCCGCCAATCCCAAGTCAAGCTGATCGACTGGCGTGCGAAAAATCCGGCTTGCCCTGGTACATCGTCAATCCCAAAACGGAGCAATGGGGAAGCTGCGAGCCCGAGGGCTACAAAGCACCGCTAATCGGGCGGGAATGGGTCTGGGGCGTAACTGACTGTTGGACGCTAGTCCGCGACTGGTACGCCGAACAGGGAATTGAGTTGCGGGACTGGGACCGTCCAACGACACCGGAAGAGTTCAACGAGAATCCGATGTTTGACACCTGCTGGCAGGAGATTGGTTTTTACAAGGTCGATATTGAGGACATGCAGCCTGGTGACGCGCTGCTGATGGCAATCGACTCAAACAAGCTGAACCATGTCGGCGTCTACATCGGTGATCAGATGGTGTTGCATCATTTACGCGGTCGCCTGTCCAGCCGTGATTTATTGGGTGAGTGGCTCCTAAAATGCACTGGCAGGGTGCTTCGGTATGGTGCGTGAAGTCAAGCTATACGGAGCCCTCGCAAAGTTTGTGGGGCAACGGCGGTTTCTAGCTGAGATCAATAGTGCCGGCGAAGCAATCCGAATGCTGCTGGCTAATTTCCCAGGGCTGGAACAGCACATGGCTGACCAGCATTACAAGGTAATCGTTGATAACTACGAATCAGACGTAGACGAAATCAATAATCCTGCATCTCAGCGCATTCAGATCGTCCCGGTTCTGGGCGGTGCTGGTGGTGGAGTTGGAAAGATCGTTGCCGGAGTTGCATTGGTCGCAGCGGCGATTCTGCTGGCACCTGCTGGTGCAGCCGTGTTGGGCATCGCTGGGGCTGGTGGTGGCGCGGCAACTGCGGCAGGTTTCACGCTCGGCATTGCGGCTGCAAATCTTGCTGCAACTGTTGGTGTCGCGCTGATCCTTGGCGGCGTTTCTCAGCTGATCAGTCCAACACCCCAGATGGGCACCATCGGTCCCTTGGGCGGCATTGGTGGAACGGGACGGCGGCAAACATCTACTGAAGGAACGGAGTTTGACCCGCAGGAGTCTTATAGCTTCAGTGGGATTCAGAACACCAGTAAGCAGGGCGTCCCGGTCCCTGTGATCTACGGCGAAACCATCGTTGGCTCGGTGGTGATTTCTGCCGGCATCGACGTTGACACGATCTGATCATGGCTGAGAAAGAAACCAAGCAGATCATTGGTGCCGGCGGTGGCGACGGAGGTGGTGGCGGCGGTCAAACGGTCGTTCAGCAAACCGTTGTTGTCCAGCAGTCCGCACCACCTGCAACCCGGACACCAACCCGCGAAGGCGACAACCTGGCGTCTACAGCCCACGCCAACCTGCTTGATCTGCTAAGCGAAGGCGAGATTGAAGGCTTCCCTTCTGCCCGTGCCTACACACGCGGCACCACCAATTACAACTTGGCGCTGCTCAAAGATGTTTATCTGACCGACACGCCTGTTCTGCGCTCTGGGGCAGACGTAACCAATCTCACTGATTCGGACTACAACTTCAAAGGCGTCACAGTCAAAGCTCGCTATGGCACCAACGCCCAGAGCTATATCGACGGCTTCGGCGCAGTTGAGGACATCAAATCAGTCAACACTGAGGTCAAAAAAGATACCCCAGTTACCCGGCAGATTACTGACACAAACGTCGATGCAGTCCGCATCAGCTTGGCGATTTCCCGCTTGGAGCGCGGCACACCTGAAGGTGACGTTCTTGGCACGAGCGTCGAAATGTCGTTCCAAGTTCAGTACAACGGCGGCGGCTTCACCACCGTCAAGACTGACACGATCAGCGGTCGCACGGCGGATAAATACGAACGGGATTATCTGATCACTTTGGATGGAGCATTCCCCGTCGATATTCGTGTCGTCCGGGTTTCAGATGACAGCACGGATCAAAACGTCAGCCCAACCTTTTTTGTCGCTTATACCGAGCTGATCTACGAAAAGCTGCGCTACCCCAACAGTGCGCTTGCTGCAATCCGCTTTTCAGCAGACCAGTTCAACTCCATCCCGGCGCGGTCTTACCGAATCCGTGGCATCAAAGTCAAACTGCCCGATAACGCCACCGTCGATTCTGATACCGGCAGAGTTACCTACAGCGGCACATGGACTGGGACGTTTGGCGCTGCCCAATGGTGTAAAGATCCCGCGTGGATTTTGTATGACTTGCTAATTAGCAAGCGTTACGGCTTAGGCGATCACATCGTTGAAGCACAACTTGATAAGTTTTCGTTCTATTCCGCAAGTCAATACTGCAACGGACTTGTCGATGATGGCTTTGGTGGGACAGAACCACGCTTCCAGTGCAACGCGCTAATTCAAAACCAATACGAGGCATACAAGCTGATCAATGACCTTTGCTCGGTCATGCGTTGTCAGCCGTATTGGTCCACTGGCTCGCTAACGATTACGCAAGACAAGCCAACTGATTCGAGCTATTTGTTCAACCGCTCCAACGTGCTGGAGCCTGGCTTTAGCTATGCGGGCTCTGACCTGAAGACCCGCCACACGGTTGCAGTCGTTGCATACCTGGATCTTGAAACCCGTGAACTGAATTACGAGGTTGTGGAAGACCGGGATGCCATCGCCAAATACGGCGTGGTTACGACCCAGATTCGCGCCTTCGCCTGCACTTCACGCGGTCAAGCCAACCGACTGGGGCAATGGATTCTGTTCAGCGAACAGCAGGAAACAGAAGTTATCAGCTTCACCGCCTCGATTGATGCTGGCGCATTGATTCGACCTGGTGCAGTTGTTGACGTACAAGATCCCGTCCGGGCTGGCGTTCGTTACGGCGGCAGGATTAGCAGCGCCACCGCTCAGGTCATCACAGTTGATGATGCGGAAGGTTTGCCCACGAACACGGGCACGTTATCGGTGCTGTTGTCTGACGGGTCAATGGAAACCCGCTCGATCTCTAGCCGCAGCGGTACGGCAATCACTGTTGCATCTGACTTCAGCAGTGCCCCGAACGCAAACAGCATCTGGATCCTGCAAACTGACTCAGTTCAAAGCCAGCAATATCGCATCCTGACCGTCAAGGAAAAGGAAGGGCATCTCTATGAAATCACCGGGCTGAAGTACAACTCCAGCAAGTACGACTATGTGGAACGCGGCTTCCAACTTCAAACCCGCACGATCACCAATCTCAACCTGATCCCGGATCCACCGAACACACCGAAAGCAAGCGAGAAGTTTTACACCCAGAACGACAAGGCAAAAGTCAAGATCATCTTGAGCTGGCAGTCGATCAAAGGCGTCCCGCAGTACAAGGTCCGCTACAGGGCTGATAACGACAACTGGCAGGAAGTTATTGCGGGCAGACCGGACGTTGAGATCCTGGACACCCGCGCCGGTGATTACGTCTTTGAGATCTACTCGATTAACTCACTGGGTCGCCAATCGACCGACTTTACGGAGTTCACTTTCACCGCGATTGGTAAAACCGCTGTTCCCGGCAATGTTCAGAACCTGTCATTCGAGCGGATTAACGCCAATACCGGGCGACTGCGCTGGGACGTTTCCACTGATGTGGACGTGGTAGCTGGCGGCAAGGTTTATATCCGCCACAGCAGCCTGACGGATGGCACGGGCACCTGGAGTAATTCGGTTGACCTGATCGAGGCGATTGCCGGTAACTCCACCGAAGCAACGATCCCAGCCGTTGAAGGCGAAGTCCTGGTCAAGTTTGAGGATGACGGCGGACGCCAGAGCACTAACGCCACCAGCGTCATTATCGACTTCCCCGATGCCCTGGGCGAGTTCCCAATACAAGTTCGCCGGGAAGATCAAGACGTTCCCCCGTTCCAAGGCACAAAAACTAATTGCTTCTACAGCGATGAGTACGACGCCCTGGCAATTGATGGCGACGCCGATATTGACGACGAGGATGATTTTGATGACCTGCCCAACTTCGATTTCCTTGGCGATGTCCTGAACAGCGCGACTTACGAGTTTGACGACACGCTGGATCTTGAGGCGATTTACTCGGTTGACCTACAGCGGCGCTTCGTCACTCGCGGTTTCTACCCGGCTGACCTCCTGGACAACCGCACCGAGAACGTCGATGACTGGGACAGCTTCGATGGCGACGTGGTGGATTCGGTGAACGCAACCCTGCAACTGCGCCGTACCAACGACGACCCCGCCGGCACACCTACTTGGGGCGACTGGCAGAACTTCGTCAATGGCACGTTTAGAGGGCGGGCATTCCAGTTCCGCGCTCAGCTCCAGTCAACAGACGCTGACCAGAACATCCTGATCGACGAGCTGGGATACAAGGCGACATTCCAGCGCCGCACGGATCAGAGCACAACGACCGTGACCAGTTCCGCTGGGGCAACAGCAGTCAGCTTCGCCAACAATTTCTTCACCGGCACTTCTGTTCTGGGCGGAGTAAATAGCACTTTGCCGACGATTGGTATCACGGCGCAAAACATGCAAAGCGGGGATTACTTCGAGGTCAGCAACGTCAGCGGCACCGGCTTCACGGTCCACTTCAGGAATTCAAGCGACACCAGCATTTCCCGTAACTTCAACTGGAGTGCAACTGGGTATGGACGAGTCGGCTAAAGTGCAGACACTGAGCACATAGGGCAGCGCCTTGGCAACCCACGACTATGTAATTGCTAATGGAACGGGCGCGGCAGTCCGTTCAGATTTGAACAATGCCCTTGCGGCAATCGTTAGCAATAACAGCGATACCACTGAGCCGACTACGACTTACGCCTTCCAGTGGTGGGCGGACACAACAAACGGTCAGTTGAAGCTGCGCAACGCGGCTAACTCGGCATGGGTTGTCGTTGGAACGCTGGCTGACACCAACCTTGGGTTGGCAACGCTGGCATCCCCGAGCTTTACCGGCACGGTCACGTCTGCTGGCAATATCAGCATGACCGGCACGGGCGCCATTGATGTGGCGTCTGGTACTGCTGCCCAACGCCCTGGCACTCCAAGTGCGGGCATGATCCGTTTCAACACGGACGACACGACGTTCGAGGGATATGACGGCAGCGCTTGGGGAGCCATCGGCGGCGGTGGTGGAGCATCGGGCGGTGGATCTGACGCCGTGTTTTACGAAAACGGGCAGACCGTGACTTCGGACTACACGATTACCGCATCGACCAATGCGATGTCGGCTGGTCCGATTACGATTAACTCAGGA